CAGTTATGCCTCTATTTTACCTTCGTCTTTTACGGGAGTACATTTGTATTGTGGATACAACTGTGAGTTGAGTATTATCTCTGGAGTGAATATACTATCAGACCCAAATAATAATTCATAAGCATCACCTAACCCATCTTGGACACATTCATAATAACTATTTTTGATAGCTGGGTATTCTGGTGGGTTCCTACACTCGCCCTCTACTGCAGAGCAGATGTAAACTATTAACATCCATTTCATATTATTTCCCCTGGCCGCGATACTTCTTCCACGAACGACGTTTTGATTTATTCATTTTACATTTACTAGGAAATCTTCCAATAGATGTTTTATGAAATATAGGTTCGTGTGATACGTGATCTTTAAATTTTTTAGCCATCTTCGTCTAGCCATTCTTTGACAAATGGTTTAGCATCTGCCGGTGCTGTTATAACTGGTAGATAAGTTATCTTACCATTTACGTGTTGTTCTAAATCTGATCCACAACTCATACATCTAAAAAAAACTACATCAATGTTTACCAACATAGTGAATTGATCACACGTCGGACACTTACCATTAACAACTTCTGTTTTAAATGTGAGTTTATTTTTTTTTGGCATCAATCAAGTATTAACTTTTTAATTGATAAAGATCCATCGATATTTTTTTCGAGCTCTGCCATTGACTTAATGCATTGATATTTTACGTGTGATTTAGAATCACGTCTAGCCGTACGTGCCCCTTTAAGACATTCAGACATTGAAGGCTGAATACGTGCCTCCTTGATCTCTCCGTGTACAATCATAAGTAAAGCTACCACTAATTCAGTCATATTTTCTCACGTTTATTAATACGTATAATATTACAATAGAAACTAAAGAACCTATAAAAAACAAACCTATCATAATACTTTACCTTTGTTGGGTCCTTTTTTAATTCTATATTTTTGTGTGCCTGTTGCACCTGTCTCTACTTCTTTTTTAAGATTCTTTACATAGCTCATTTGTTTTGCTGTTCGTTGCATTTCTTCTATGTAGTCTAAAATTTTTCTAGTAACTCTTTCCATTTTCTCTAACCTTATCTTTTAATTCTTCGATATCAGCTAATGCTTTTTCTAATTGTGAGCTTAAAAATTCTATATTAACTTTGTTTGTCATATTTAACTCTTGGGTCTTTTCCATTTTCTCTACAGACTTGTAAAGATCTTCGAGTAAAAAATGTTGTTCCTGGTCCACGGGTACTTGTTCAGATTTTTTTAATAAATCATTTTCAAACAACTCACGTGAAGTCTCTAACGATACTAACCTCGCCGTCAACTCGGTATAAGCAAAGACGCCGGCTGCGACGAGCAAAATCAGAGAGGCAACCGTTTTCATCGGCATCTGCACGGCAGCGGATTCTGATATGTTTAATGGTTTATTGCTCATTTATTTTTGGTTTTGGTGGAGGGATTATATAATCTTTGGGGTCTACTTTCAATGTAGGATTATTAGGCCTAACAAAAACAGCTAATAAACACAATAAAATGATGAGGATTGCGGTGAATCTGTAGTCCATTACAATCCTCCTTCATAAATCCTTACAAGATTACTGCTGCAGCTATAACTACTGCAATGATAATCACACAAATTTTGTGATTACACCAACAATTGTTGGCCATATTTTTAATTTTATCAATCATCTTTTTGCTCCTCGATCTCGTAAAAGAAGTCATCAGTATCCGCGGTTCTCCACTTACCTGAATCTTCTACGTTCCATTCGTTAGTCTGTACTTTCCAATCAGGCACATTATCTTTAACAGTGAAAGAAGGTAAATCCCAAATACATCTGTTGTTAGGTTGTGCTGCAAAATTGCCATCGTCTAGTGCAATTATGTGAGCGCACTTATGTTCGTGCGGTATCTCTGAATGGTCAGTGTCTAGTATATTAGCATCTGGGTGTCCCCAGTCAACAGTAAATAAATAAGACCCAAAATGTTTCTTTTTATCTTTACCAAAATAATATCCGGAAGCTGCGCTTAAGATAGCCCAATGAGTGACAGTAGGGTAATAAGAAAAACAATTCCAAAGCTCCAGTTCATCAAGTCGTCTTGTGGGCACTCTGGATGGGTCAAATCCCTTTTGAATAAACGCGCTAATTGGTAAGCGATAAAATATTGCACCGTTACCCATAAGAGCGTGGAATAATATAGCACGGCCCCCCATACTAGTAATGCCGAAGATAATACAGTCTTCAACTTCTCCGTGATGTTTTTTACAATCATATAAATACTCCCTTCTAACCTGTGCGTAGATAGTTGGTATGTTTGCGTTTAAGTATGCCATTATTTAATTTCACCCCAGTTCTCCCCCTTCTCATAATCTACTTTGTTTGGAACTTCAAGTTCCACAGCAGACTCCATTATCTCAATAATTTGTTCTGCCTTTGCATCCGACTCCACAGAAATATCTACTTCGTCGTGAATTTGTATATGTGGTATTATACCATTTTCATATAAAGCTACCATACTTTTTTTAGTCATATCTGCTGCAGATCCTTGTATTAATTTGTTTAAAGCCTTGTAAGTAAACGCTCTTTTTAATGGCTCATCATATTCTTTTCTTGCTTGTTCTAACGGTAAAGGTTTGAAGACTCCAAATTGTACTGGTTGCCATAAATCAAAATGACACGCTCTACCACCTAACGTTCTAATCTTACCACGATCATTTGCTTTACGAGATACATTATCCATAAGTTGTTTTACGAATGGTGCTTTGCTATGATATTGTCTAATTAATTTTTCAGCAGACTCTTTCATCAATCCTAGTTCTGCCATTAATTTATTTTTACCCATACCATACATCAATCCTAAATTAATTGTTTTGGCTTGCTTACGTTCAATGCCTGCCATATCTGCAACAACCTGGTGAAAGTCTGCATCACCTTGATTGTATGCTTCTACAATTTCATCTACACCATTTAAGTTTTGTAGTTTTGCATAGTGTACTAATATTCTAGGTTCTTGTTGTGAGTAGTCAAAAGATCCCCACGTAGTATTTTCTTCTGGAATAAATATAGATCTAATCATTGGTCCAAGTTCTGGGTGTCTTGCGGGTATCTGTTGTAAGTTTGGATTAGACATACTAAATCTACCAGTAACTGTACCACCTGCATCAGATCTTATCTGATTTATATCTGCGTGTATTCTACCATCAACTGCGTGTTTAGTTATTGAATCTATAAATGTAGTGTGAGCTTTGTTTATCTCTCTTGCATCTGCAATTAGTTTTGGTAATTCGTGTGGATGGTTTTGTAAAAAGTTTTTTGTAAAACTTGGCTCATTACTTTTTTCTGTTCTATCGTATGGTAATTTTAATTTATCAAAAGCTTTTGCTATACTTCGTGCTGCATGTATTTCTACCTCAATTCCTGTTAAACCCTTGATTTTACTAACAATTTTAGCCTCTCGATCCATAAGATTTTTCTTAATGCTGTCTGCTTTTTCAAGATCAACTCTTACACCTTTGAATCTCATGTCAACTAAACATGGAAATAATTTTGTCTCCAAGTTAAACACGTCCATCAATTCTTGATTTAATAATTCTACTTTTAATCTTTGCCAAAGTTTTAGTGTAGACTCCGCATCACGTTCCGCGTACTGTCCAACAAAAAGCGCTGGCAATCTCCACATATCTTTTTTTGCATCGAGTCCGTATTCTTTTGCTGCAGCTTGTAAAACATTTTCATCTTTACCAATTCCTACATAATGTTTAGCTAGTATATCTAATCGGTAAGATAGTCTGTTTTCGTCAATAAGACTGGCTGCAATCATTGTGTCCACAATGTGGCCTTTTATAGACAGACCTTCTTTCCTTAACCAACACACATCATACATTGCATTATGAAATATAAACGTAGTATTGGGTTGATTTAATACATCTTGTAGCCAGGATAAAACTAATCTTTTATCCATATTACCACCAGACTCGTGGTAGATAGGAAAGTACCCTGACCAGCCCTCTACGGCCACCGCAACCCCAGCAATGTGTCCTTTTCCAGATACGTTGCCTGATCCAAGTGTGGTCAGATAGGGATCATTAGTCTCTAAATCTATTGCTATTTCTTTATGTCCTTGAAGATCTTTTAATTCTTCTGGCATAACCCACTCCGTTTGTGGAGTAAACAAAGGTATCTGTGTACTTCTCACGAATAGTCTCGCTCTAATATCATTTCTAAATAGTGTATTGCCTTCTTCACATCTTCCTCTTTTCCTTTTGACTGGTGCCTACAGATATATTTTATAGCGTTCCCTTCCGCAAAAAGCAACTTGTTTTCATTTATAAAATGTGCAGGTTGAATTTTCATATTGCGGTAGTGTTTCCCGCCTACCTGCTTTTCTAGTGAGTCGTATGTTGTACCTTTAAATAGTTCTTTGTGGGTCATAGTATATAAGCTTTGTCAAAGTCTCTTGGATCTAACACGTGTAATTCACGCTTCGCTCTCGTCGCTCCAGTATAAAATAATCTATGTAATTCATCTGGGTCGTGACTAAATGTTTCAAGTGCAGCGTTCGTTAAATCTTGCATCAATAAAACTTTGTCAGCTTCTCCTCCTTTCGCTCCGTGTATGGTTGACATTATTATTCGAGGATTTTTATTAAGTGTTTCTCCATTCGCCCTCATATTACGAATGTAGTTTTCAGTAATGGTATCTAGTCCTTCAAAAGATTCGTACCAAACTTTATCGGTTATCAGACCGTGTTTATCTTTACAGTCTTGTAATGTATATTTTTCATCAGCGTGTAATGTTTTACCTTTTCTAAATCCTTCTAATACATTTGATCCGAGGTATTCATAAATATTTTTTATCTCAAGATGATTTAACATTTCACCTTTACGCCAATGCTCCCAATTATTTAAGGCTAGTAATAATTTCAAAGGTACAGAGTTGATACCTTTGAATTGATAATACCATCCTTGTAGTTCACATAAATCTTTTGCATCATCTAAAAAATGATTAGCTGAAGATAACACTAACCAATTACCCTCACTCATATCTACTTGTGTAATGTCAGAGTATCTTTTTAAAATACCTTCTTCTGTTCTTGGTTTATATTCTTTATCAAATCTATTTTGTACTTGACCAATTATTCTTTGTGAGAGCTCGTGTATGGGTCCACCAGGTATACGATAAGATTGATCTAAAATTTTTATATCATTTACTTCTTCTTTGAGTGCAATGAAATGATCTACATCAGCACCGGCCCATTTAAATATAGCTTGGTCATCATCACCTGCAATATAAGTTTTATCTGCATTGGACCATAACTTTCTTACCATCTCCCATTGTAGTAAAGATAAGTCTTGTGCCTCATCAATAAACAATACTTTAAAACTATTTACAGATTCTTTTTTAATATAATCTTCTAGTAAATCATTAAAGTCTTTGAGTCCTTTTTCTTTTTTAAATCTTTTTAGTTCTTCTGCTAATAAGAATAATGTGTTTCGTTCTATGTCTAGTATGTTTTGTCTTGAATCATAGTAGTCTAGTAGATCTATTCTCTTAACTGCAGCTGTGTTTATGATTGTCAGGTATTCATTATCAGAATTAAATGTACCATCACTGTCAGAAAATTTTGCAACTCTAATTGGTATGCCACATTTCTCACCAAACTCTTTGTAGTCATCACGACCTAGCATTTTTTCTTTAGTCATACCTAATTGTGCAAAGGCATAAGAGTGTAGAGTTCTAAAATTACTTAAATCATTCTCTAAATCTAGGCCAAATTTGTCCGCAGCTCTAGTTGCCGCCTCTGTCGCGGCTTTTTTAGTAAACGAAAAGTACCCAATTTGTTTAGGTCTTATCCCTTGTTGTATGAACTCGTCCACTAGATTCAGCAGTGTTGTTGTCTTGCCTGTTCCAGGAGGTCCTAGTATTATTGTTTTCATATTTTTTTAATTTGTTTCTTAATATTCTGTTGTGAAGATTTAAATAGTCTACCCTTTCCTGTAATTTTTCTATCTTCAATCTTAATCTTAAGTGCCAATTCTTTCCTACATCTCTATCAAACATTAGAAGTGTTCTTCTTGATAAGGAACTTTAGAAGTTGTTGCCTCCACTTGTTTCATAGTTTTTATTTTAATTAATCTTGGTTGTTGTTTCTTAACTCTTACTCTTGCTTCTTCTACAAACACATCAAGTTGTTTCAATAAATTACCTGTCTGTGTTTTATCTTTCTCCCAATGATTTCGTTTACAAAAATTAAAAAAGTCTTCCATTCTAAAATATGTAAATTCTCTTTTGTCATCTGTGAATGGTAGTTTGTTAAACACATCATCCATAGTTCTTGCTGATTGTCTGTTAGTAGTCCAGTCTTGTAGTAGTCCTGTAATTTCATTAGTAGGATTTAAAGACTCTAATGGTTCTACTTCTTGTAAATTTTGCATCAAAGGTTTTAAAAAATATTGTTTCCAATCTTTTGGTTTTGGTACAGGTACAACTAGATTAGCTTGATCTAAACACGCTAATGCAAACATACCTGGATTGTAAAGTTGTTCTGATTTTAATTCGATCCGCGTTCCACTGACATCTAAAAACCATTGTGGTGGTGTTGATGAGTATTTAGTTAAGCTACCTAGTAATGGCATTTCTTCTTCACCAAATCCTACACCAAATCTTTTTGTTCTACACAAACCAGATTGACAAACAGAATTAATTGGTGCGTCTTTACATCTATACTTATCATAACCTTTTCGATTAACTGATTTAATTAATTGTTGAACCTCACTATTACTTAATGGTGGGTCCATATATTTCATATTTGCTTTTACAATTTCATCTTCCCAACTATCTGGTTTTGCTTGTTTGTAATAAACTGCAATATTAAATAGTGCATTATTCCTTGAGCCCTCCCCGAAACCAATCGAAGCTAACTTATTTAAACAAGGAGGGCCACCAGGAAATGCTTCTTCTATTTTTTTCTCTTCGGTTTTGATTTCTTCGACTTGCTCTTTTGTGAGCGCGTAAACATCATAGAGCTCAAAAAATTCCTCAAGTGTACAACCGGCGCCATTATCGTTGATAGCATATCGTAGTCCTTTCATCTCATTGTGGTAGGGTAAGTTTAAGAAATTACCAGTGTCCCCACGATCCACTAGTATTTCTGTTTGTTTAGGAAATATTTCAGAGCCTTCATACCCAAGTATGATAGCCATAGATTTTAATTTTGATTGCATCAATGATGCAGGAATGTTTTCTTTTGTAAATAAAAATACGTGTGCGCCGCCAGACTTACTACGGCAAACTATTAAAGGGAGTTTATTATCCCGAATGTTTTTAATGAGGCCAGTGTGATCAAAATTATATTCGTCAATATCAATACACCCCCACCTACAATCATTGTTCTCCGTAATGGGGATGATGCCCAGGGCTGGACCTTTTCCTGTAAGGTGATTTTCCCAGAGTTCTTCTGTGACGGTGCCACGTACAATAAAAGCTTTTCCTTGTTGCTTTCCGTTTTCGCCACGTTCTCCAGGTTGATATTGTCCATATGCTATTGTAAGTCCACTAAATATATTTTTGAATTTATCTTTTCTCATTATCATTTCTTAATTCTTTGTAAAGGGGGAAGTTGCCTTCCCCCTCTTTTTATTTAGTATGGAGTTGAATCCGATACTTTCTCTTCTACATCAGCTTTTGTTTGAACGTTCCCTTTAGATACATTTCCAGAAAAATCTTTTGCACTTATGTACAAAGACTTATCTGCTTGACCTAAAATTCTGTCCTGTGTCACAACCCAGCCATACCAAGAACCTTTATCGTTCTTTTGTAAGGTAGATGCTAGATTATAGACTACACCGTGCATAGGAGGGATAGCAAATCCACCCTTGCCATCAGCAATTTGTATGGTTTTCATCATAGAATTCCATTT